GCGAACTCAGTGTTCACCCTTGTTATTCCTGGATTATACCCGGCCCCCCTAACACTCCAACAATGGGCGGCGGATGATGCTTTTGCCTTTGAAGGTGTCGATCTTGCTGAGACAATCATGGGCGTAGATGGTCACATGGCAGCCGGTTTTACGCCAGCCATTACGCCCATGACCATATCATTTATGGCTGACTCTCCATCTATTGCGATATTCGATTATTGGGGGCAAGAAAGCAAACGGACTAAGGAAATTTATAGGGCAAATGCTACGGTATTGCTCCCATCTATCGGCAAGGCTATAACGCTTAATTTTGGTGTTTTGAAGAACTTTAAAGCCATCCCAGACGTTAAGAAAGTCTTACAGGCTCAAACATATACGCTTCATTGGGAAAGCGTAGATGTAGCTATTTTATAAGGATAAATTATGAATTTTAGTGATGCATTAATAGCAATAAAAAATGGTGATAAAGTTTGTCGCGAAGGATGGAACGGTAAGAGTATGTTTATATTTCTTGTTCCTGGTAGTCAATTCAAGGTAAGCAGAAAGCCATTGTTAGGAATATATCCAGAAGGAACAGATATTAATTATCATGCTCATGTTGACATGAGAACAGCTAATGGACAAATTGTTCCTTGGTTATGTTCTCAAACTGATATGTTGGCTGAAGATTGGATGATTATTTAACAGCTTAATCAGCATCTAGCGAAAGCGAACGAGTCCCCCTCTACTCTGGTGCTGGTTATTTAGGGGGATTATAACGAGGGGTTATAGATGGCACGAAAAGTACAGTCAGTTATTATTGATGATAAAGGCCGGGATTATGGAAAGGAATTTATCATTACTGAGATGTCAAGTTATGCAGCCGAGAGGTGGGCATTAAAGGCACTATCGGCACTCATTAAAGCAGGGTTTGAGATCCCAGACGAAACAGCGGGAATGGCTGGTATCGCAACGGCTGGATTTGAAGCTATTGGCAAGCTTGATTTTGAAATAGCAGAACCATTACTGGATGAAATGTTTGATTGCATCAAGATTAAGCCAAGTGAAAAAGCCCATCCTCGAAACTTAATTGATGATGACATAGAAGAAATAAAGACCCGCATTAAATTAAGAATGGAGGTTTTTAAGCTGCATTTGGGTTTTTCGGATGCCGCCGTGTAGTCGATTATGGGATTATCATAGGCGGCATTAATTTAACACTGTTAGATTATGTAAACGTACCAAAAATAATAGGCATACTGGTATCAAATAAAATGGCTACTCTGCACGAATTACAAACTTATTATGGTACTGAGTCAGCTTACGATCTTTTGGAAGTATTGAGCGTGGATAATCACAACCAGTATCTTATCAATCAAGCGCAGAACAGGGACAGATAATGTCGCAATCAATCATTGATTCTCTTGTTATTGCTGTCGGCCTAGACGCTAAAGGCTATAATGCGGGTACTAAAAAAGTCACTGAGGATTTAGACAAACTCAAAAAAAACGCCACAAAGACCACGAAGGAATTTGAGAGCCAAGGCAAGAAAGCAGGTTCTTATTTCTCAGAAATGCGTCAAGAAGCCGGTAAACTCTTGGCTATGTTTGTCGGCGGCGCGGGTATTGCAGGATTCTTAACTAATCTTACAAACAGCAATAATCAATTAGGGTTACTTTCAAAAAATATAGGCATAAGCGCAACAGACCTTGTCGCATGGTCAAATGCTTCCGAACAAATGGGCGGTAGTGCTGAGGGCATGAAAAATGCCTTGTATGCACTTAAACAAACTCAAGAGGGGATGAAATACGGGATTAAACCAACGGGCATTTTAGGTATGAGCCTGTTAAACATGAATCCTACAGACGATCCTCTTAAAATGATTGATTCTGCTATGGCAAGACTTGACGAATTAAAAAGTCAAGGTATGTCTGAGCCTGATAGATACAGTCTTTTAAAACAAGCTGGAATTGGTGATGAGGGTTTAATTAACTTAATGCTGAAAGGCACAAGGGCGGCAAAAGAACAGATTGATGCGCAAAAATTATTAGCAGAGAAAACGGCTAAAAATACGGATATAGCTGAAAAATTTAAAGCAATAACAGAGCAAATAGGCTTTGAGATTAAAGGTTTTTCCAACGATATTTATAATAAAGTTGTCCCCTCTTTAGAAGAATGGTGGAAAAAATTAAAAGAAGTTTATATAAGTTTAACAGATAACGGGAACTGGTTTAGAGAAAATAAAGACCTTATTTTTACATTCTTTACTGGATTGGCGGCAATCCTTACAGTTTCATTTATCCCCGCGATTCTTGCGCTTGTTGCTCCATTTGCTAAAGTCTTATTGTTGATTGGCGCACTATCTATTCTTATTGAGGATTACAAGGGGTGGAAAGCGGGTTCAAAAAGTCTTATTGATTATGAAGAATGGAAGCCAGGAATATTAAGCGCAATTGATGGTATAGCGCGAATCAGGGACATGATTAAAAGCGCGGTCGAATGGATTGAAAAACTTACAGGCCATAAAATAAGTGATGCACTAACAGGATGGATACCCGGCGCAAAAGATATAAACGAATTTCTGGATTTTATAACGCCAAGTGAATCAGGTAATCCGCGCGAAGTAGGTGGCAAAATAACGGCTAGTCACGCGCAAAGATTCTTTGAAAACATGGGCTGGACTCCTGAACAGTCAGCAGGATTGGCGGCGCAGATAATGGCGGAATCAGGCGGACGGGCTAATGCAAAAGGGGATTTTAATAAAAAAACAGGAGAATATACTGCACACGGTTTATTGCAATGGCATCCTGATCGAGAAAAAGAATTTAAAAAGCTATATGGCAAAGGTATTTTAGAGTCTACGCCAAACGAACAGCTTGCGTTCATGCATTATGAAATGATAAAAGGCAATGAGCAAGCGGCGGGAAGAAAAATAAGAGCAACAAAAACAGCAGAACAAGCGGGTCAAACAGCATCAAGAGAATTAGTTAGGCCAGGATTAACAGAAGAAAAAAAGAAAATAGAAGCAAAATATAGAGGCGAATTAGCGCAAGCGCTTTATATAAAAAATAATGCTAAGCCAGAAAAAGACAAACCATATCAGTATAAAGCCAATGATCCTTTATTAGCATTTAAAAATACTGTTGATCGAGCATTGACTAAGAATCAAACATCGCCGCGTATAAGCAATGCTGAGACTAATATCAATCAAATAAACGTGTATGCGAACACAAACAATGACGCGAGAATAATTGGCTCAGGTATAGAGCAAGCGATACAAAATAATCGTCTTGCAGCGCAAGCTAACACGGGACTTGATTAATGGCTCTTATCTCAAAACCGCCATTTCCCAATATACCGGATTCTCCAGGGGTTCCAGCTATTCCTCGTGGTGCTGCTTTGCCTGGCATTATACAATCAATATTTGGTATTATCGAGGGTCAATTTTGGCAAAATATAGGACGGCAACAAGTATGGGGAGTATTTGACAAGAAAGGATCCCCGGTGGCTATTGCTGATAGCGTGTTGGACGTTTCATATCGCAACGGATCGAAAATATCAGGATTCCCAGTTCAGGCCGGTAGCTTTGCAAATTACAATAAAGTCAATAATCCGTTTGAAGCCAGGGTAACGCTTGTAAAAGGTAGCAATTCATCACAAAACCCATTAGAGAATAATATTTCTTTGAATGGATTGTCGGCAGTTGGCCGCAGTGATTTTCTGAAAGCCATAGACGAGGCAGCAAAATCACTTAATTTGTACACTATTGTTACACCAGAACGCAATTACATTAACGCAAATATTGAAGATTATGATTATCGTAGGGAATCCGGTAATGGCGCAAATTTAATTATTGTTGAATTGAGATTTATTGAAATTAGACAAGTGACGCCACAATATGCACAAACAACAGCCGGGAAGCCAGATACATCAAAAGCGCAAGAACCACAAGCGAAACCTTCAACTAATTCTGGTAAAATAGCAACTAAAGTCCCTGGTGAAACAGTTGCATATAAAATCGGTCAATGGGTAAAAGGGTTATTTTAATGTTAGAAATTTCTATATCTCCAGTATCAAACCAATCATTAAATATTACGCTTAATGAGCAGAACTGCACGATTAAAATTTATCTTCTTTCGACTGGGTTATTTTTTGACTTAGCGAAAGATAATGAGCCTATTGTTACTGGCGTTATATGTCAGAATCTAAACCTGTTGGTAAGAAAATCATATACAGGCTTTATTGGTGATTTAGTTTTTTTAGATACTCAGGGGGTAGATGACCCTGTTTATACAGGTCTTGGAGAGCGGTTCTTGTTGATGTATTTAGAACCTGAAGATTTAATCCATTAAATAAAACCTTTGAAATTATGAAATTAATAAAATTAACAGATGGTTGTTTAGTTAATACTGACGATATATCAGAAATAACGGTAAATGAATATTCTAGCACTATCACGGTTAGAATGAAAAGCGGTATAGGCCATAGTTTATCGTGCGATTATGGAAAAGGGATTTACCAGACATTAGATAGATTGCATAAAGAAATTAATGCGTAGTTTTACTAAAAAACAGTTACGGATAACAATAACTCTAAGTGAAGGTAAATTTGGTGGAACCAATTCAAACACGCTGATAGTTGAAGGATTACGCGCGTCTTGTACTGTACAGAACTTGGGTGCTCCTAATATGGGCAACGCAAGTATTTATATTTGGGGAATGTCGCAGTCAGACATGAATCAAATGACTATATTTTCATGGAGTCCTTACGCTTATAATAAAGGTAATACCATATTAATAGAGGCTAATAACAATTATCCTAATGAGAAATGGAGTGCAGTATATTTTGGCGATATATTTAACGCTTGGGCTGATTATAGAAATGCTCCTGATGTATTCATGTATATTGATACAATATCTCAGAATTACAATAAATTAAATGAATTACCAGTTACTAGCTTTCCAGGCGCAATTAAAGCATCAAAAGTAATGGCTGATTTAGCGTCAAAAATGGGAATGGACTTTGAAGATAATGGCGTAGAATCAATATTAATGGATGCTTATTATCATGGTACAGGAATAGAACAGGCTAAAGAAATAGCAAAACATTATAATTTCGATTGCAATTATGACAATAATACCATGCTTATATCGCCTAAAGGCAAGCCAAGGAAAGGAACAGCACCATTGCTCAATAAAGAAAGTGGCTTGGTAGGTTATCCATCATTTAGCGCGAATGGAATAGTTTTTACTGCCTTATATGACCCGGCAATAAGATTTATGGGCGCCGTACAAATTGATGGTGGAGTCCCTGTCCCCGGTGGAGATAGAAATAACCCATCAATAGGCACTTGGATGGTTTATAAATTAGTTACGGTATTAGAATCAGAAATGCCGCGTGGTCAATGGTTTAATTATGGCGAAGGGTACCCGGTTCAAGTATGATTGATTTAAGGCATGGCGATTGTTTAGAGTTAATGACTGATATACCGGACGAAAGTATTGACTCAATTATATGTGATTTGCCTTACGGAACAACAGCCTGCAAGTGGGATACAATAATACCGTTTGAGCCATTATGGTCGCACTATAAGCGTATTATAAAAAAGAATGGTACTATCGTATTGTTTGGTAGCCAGCCTTTTACCAGCGCGCTTATTATGAGCAATATTAAGTGGTTTAAGTATGAGTGGATATGGAAAAAATCAAATGGAGGTGGGTTCTTGTTAGCCAATAAAGCACCATTAAAAAGGCATGAAAATATATTGATTTTTGGTCAAAAACAATCTACTTATAATCCTCAAAAAACGAAAGGGAAGCCATACACCGCCAGAAGCTCTTCTGGCGGTGGGCATCTAGGTGAAGATCAGTCTAAAAAAGTAGCTGGATGGATAACGGAAAATAACGGTGACAGATTTCCTATAAGTCACCTAGATATAAAGAATGAAACAGGATTACACCCAACACAAAAGCCAGTTGCATTGCTTGAATATATGATTAAAACATACACAAACGAAGGCGAAACAATACTTGATAATTGCATGGGCAGCGGATCAACTGGTGTTGCTTGCGTTAATACTGGACGTAAATTTATTGGGATAGAAAAGGATGAAAAGTTTTTTGAGATAGCAAAAAATAGGATTATGGAACATGCCAGTACATCCAGCTAAAGGGCAATTAGATTACACAACAGGGACGAGTGAGTTAAATGCACAATCATTTTTGATTGAGCAGATAATTAACCGTATTCAAACCGCTACATTAGTTAAGATTATAACAGTAACTAATGAAGGTGACATATCACCTGTTGGTTTTGTTAATGTTAAACCAATTGTCAACCAAATGACTGGTGATCGTAGAGCGGTTGAACATGGTATAATTTACAATATACCGTATTTTAGATTACAGGGTGGTACAGATGCCATTATAATAGACCCTAAAGTTGGTGATATTGGTATATGCTTGTTTGCATCACGAGACATAAGTGTAATTAAAAATACAAAGAAACAAGGTAATCCGGGGTCGTATCGTAAGTTTGCAATGGCAGACGGGTTATATATTGGAGGCGTATTAAATGGAGTGCCAACGCAATACATCGCTTATAGTGAACAAGGTATTACAATAACATCACCAACAAAAGTGATAATTAATGCGCCACAAATTGATTTGAATGGTAATTTCAAAGTAACTGGTAATACTGTATTTGATGGAACTGTTATAGCAAACGATCATATTATTGATGAACGGCATAAACATTTAAATAGCGGCGGGACTGGATTAGGCGGCATAGTGCAATGAAATTAAAAGATATTCCTGGTTATGAAGAATTACTAGAAAAAGCTGAAATAACAGCGATGGCTTGTGGTGAAATTGATGACATGGATTTTATCGACACATTAATAGGCGCATTTGAGCAGCATGGCGGTTTTGTTCATATAACTGATTATGAGGCTAATAGATTGCAGCGTATGGCGGCACACCCGGTATGATGAAAGACACACTGTTACTCGATCTTGATTCGTGGGATTTGGTTGTAGACAGCTCAGGTAATATTGCATGTGCAAAGCCGCCTTATTCGACTACGCAAGACGTTGCAAGTGCGTGTCGATTATTTGAAGGCGAGTTATTTTATAATACAGATAAAGGTATTCCATACTTTAGAGATATTTTGGGTCACATGCCGCCTATATCTCTTGTTAAAGCATATATGGAAGGCGCAGCAGAATTAGTACCGGGTGTGAAAAATGCAAAATGCGTTATTAGGGATTTATCGGCGCGTGAATTGTCAGGCTGGATATTATTTGTCGATGAAAATGGCGACGAGCAAAAACTGAATTTTTAGGAATATAAATGGCTAACACAACTAATACACCAGTCAAACAATATACGCTGACAGGTTTGGTTGTGCCTGAAGAAGCAGAAATATTACAGGGCGTGCAGTTTGATTACAATGAAGCATTTGGCGGTAATCTAAACTCAGACCTTGAAACACCACAAGGTCAGCTCGCATCTTCGACAACGGCAATTATTGCAGAGAATAACTCTAAATGGCTATGGCTACTCAATCAGATAAACCCTGATTATGCAGACGGCTTTATGCAGGATGCCATTGCTAGAATCTATTTTATCAATCGCAAGCCAGCAACATATACAACTGTACAATGCCAGTGCTTAGGTGCACAAGGTACAGTAATTCCATTAAATGCTCAAGCTAAGGATACAAGCGGTAATCTTTATTTATGCGCCCAATCCGGTGTAATTGATATTACCGGAACTATCACATTGCCTTTTCAATGCTCTGAGTCAGGAGCTATTGCCTGCCCTACGAATACATTAACCACTATTTATCAGGCCATACCTGGATGGGATAGGATAGATAACAGCCAAGCCGGTGTACCAGGAACATTAGTTGAATCAAGGGCTGATTTTGCTTATCGTAGGCAAAACAGCGTAGCATTAAATGCGCATGGTTCATTAGCTTCAATCTATGCTAATGTGTTTAATGTTACAGATGTTATTGATGTTTATAGCGCGGAAAATACTACAGCAAGCACGATATTTATAGGCACATCAAATTACCCATTATTACCACATTCTTTGTATATTGCTGCTGTTGGCGGCGCTCCTGCTGATATAGCACAAGCTATTTTGAATAAAAAAGACGTAGGTTGTGATACGAATGGTAACACTATTGTTTCAATAGTTGACAATGTTAATTATGAGTATCCGTATCCAACTTATGAAATAAAATATAATATTCCTGATTCATTGCCAATTCTTTTTAACATAACCATTGCCCAAAATAACTCCATGCCATCAGATGTAATTGTCAGAATAAAGGCGGCTATTGTTAATGCGTTTTCCGGTGGGGATGGTGGACAAAGGGCGAGAATTGGAGTTGATATTTATGCCAGTCGTTTTTATTCTCCCATATCATTAATTGATCCAACTATTAATATCATTTCATTATTTATCGGTACGGTAATTGCGAATATCAATATTGTTCAAGTTGGGATAGATAAATTTCCAACGGTTAGCGAGTCAGATATAACGGTGACAATTCAATGATAAATCAAAAAGTATCGACACCGCAAAAAATTGGCATAGGTGATAATACAGAAACTAATTTCCTTGTTTCAGAACACACTGACACGACAATAGAATCAGTTTTTGTTAATGACTGGCAAGGTAATAATTTACAGTATCAAACGCCAAGAACTAATTATGTGCCATCATCTGTTTTTGGCATAGATACATCGCTAACGGTTGATTTTATTAATGGCCCAAGCCAAACCGGAATAGACGCACCTGACGGTAGCAATGACGCTGTTAGATGCTGGGCTTTGCCTGAAAATATGACTTTCGATGTATCGGTAAATGATACTTATATTAATGGCGATAACGATTTTAATAATTTATTTACCGGCATTAATAAAATTGTCTTGTGCAGCACTACAGCGGATATTTCAAACGGAATTTATTATTGGTCATTCTTTTACAGGATACAGCTTGGCTCAGTTATAACCATTATTTCACCAGAAACAGGAACAAGCCATAGTCTTACAGGCGACTTAAATACATGGTATCGGGCTAAAGACATTCCGATTTCATGGGCTGGTGGTGCGTCTGAATTAAACATTACAATTCAAAATAATGAAGGCGCAATAATTGATTTTTTTGGCGGCCAAATAGAACTAACGCAGACAACACCATATATTAGAACAACAAACGGCGCGGTGACAACGGTTGATTATGCTGCTATTAACAATGAAATAATATTTTCTATTCCGCCTAAGTATGGCGCTTTGATTTCATGGACAGGTGAATATAACTATGATGGCTTTGATTTTAATAAGACTATTATAAGCCAGTACGCAAATTCACCCACGATAAACCGGCTTATTTACAACATGAGCCAGTATATTGACGCAACTGTTGATATTAAGAATTTCTATGATTACGTTTGGAATGTAGACACAGCGCAAGGATTCGGCTTAGATATTTGGGGTCGTATTGTTGATATTAAGAGGCAATTAGAAGTTGACACTAATCCAGAATATGCAGGATTTTATACTGGGGCAAATGACTGGCAAACCATGGGTAGTGCTCCATTCTATTCCGGGGAATTATCTACACAAATATTAACACTTTCAGATCGTGCTTATCGAACTTTGATTATTGCTAAAGCATTATCAAATATCACGATAACAACAGCTCCTGCAATCAATCAATTATTGCAAAACCTTTTCCCTGGACGCGGACGGTCATACGTAAACGATCATGGATTGATGAGAATGAGGTACACGTTTGAATTTGCACTATTGCCATTTGAAATTGCAATCGTAAATTCTCTTAACATCCTGCCTCATGGCGCCGGTGTTCATGTTTCTGTTTTACAGATAACTTACCCTTTTCTTGGTTTTAATGAGCAGGGCTATGGCGTAACAACAATGTCATTTAATGATACTCGTCCATTTGCTATTTCTGGTAATGCTATTGTCGAGGCTTCAGCTTCCGGTGAAATTACGCTTATTGACACAAACCAGATTAATCGTACATTCTGGGGTGATTTTAATAGTGGTGTTGTTTATGGTGCAGGTGATCACAATTGGAAAAATGCGCCTACATTGGATGGCACATCAACGATTGATTTAATTAGCGATGGTTCAGGCGGATATTATGCGGCATTTACAGTAAATTCAGGCGAGCAATTAGCAGAAGTTTCGATGATGCAAGACGCATCAAATGCAGATATTGTAGAAAATGAAAATTCAGGCGGTCAGATTTATGAATTTTCTGTAATGCTGGATTCAACATGGCAATCGATGAGCGTAGGCGGGTATGCCAATATTGTCGAATTAATTGCGCTTGATAGGAACTTATATTCTCCTGCTTTTGCTATTGATGTACATAATAAAACAATAACCTTATTTAGCGGTGATGTTGTTGGTAGAATAAAACAAGACTTTGCACTATCAATATCAGAATACCCATTGAATGAGTGGATAGATTTTAGGCTATCAATAGATTACAAAAAAACGGAAACCGGATATTTTAAAGTTGAGGAAAAATTAAGATCATCAGCAAATTATACGACTGTTTTAAGCCTGGAAAATATAGCAACGCTGCAATACAGTTCTGAAATTAATGGCGGAGCAGTACCAGACCATGTAATGCATATTGGACTATCACGTTCTAACGAATCGTTCACAAGCATTATTTACCATGATGGCTTTACCAGAAACACGAGCGGTGTAGGTGTATTGCATGGTGCAGGTGATAGCGTATCAAGCAATACCGGCTTGCCAACAATAGAAAGTTTTATTTCAGGAACGGGATCAGTAATTTCAAGCGGTTCAGGCGCATTACAATTTGATGATTTGCCTGTAGCTGGTAGCGGATTATCTGTATCAAGCGCAACAGGGCAAGCGTCAATAAATCAACCAGTGGCAGGAGATGGCTTATCAGTATCAGATAGCACAGGGTCAATAAATGTTCAAGTTCCCTCTAATATTACATTCTTTGGTGGATTTGATACAGGCTTAACGTCGGCTGCAAATACAAATAATCAAAACTGGTATCAGCAAGCTATAAGCGTAAATGGCAGCATAGTTATTACATCGAGCACTTTATCACAGTATGCCGCTAAATTTACCGTACCGCCTAGTGGTACAACGGGAAGCGAAACCACGATGGTTTCAAGATTCCAAAATAATGCCGGTCAAATTATTTATGAAAATATAAGCAGCGGGACACAGGTTTATAAATTTAGTACGATGTTTGATCCATCTTGGCAACCAATGACATCAACATCTCCATCCGGCAGATGGGCTATTATTATGCAATTGCGTAATGCTTCAGGCACATTTAATCCAGCATTTAGAATGAATGTGGGTGATAGCGGTGGTGCGGCTTTAACTATATCATCACGAGGTGGCAATCAAAATATAGTCACGACAGATACACGTGTATTTTTGACAGATCAAACATTACCAAAAGGGGATTGGATTAATTGGATATTAACTATTAATTACGCTACAGATAATACAGGGTTTGCTCATTTAGACCGTAAAAATCCAGGTGCTACAACATTTACGCGGGTGGCATCAATTGATAATGTTCCAACTTTGCAATGGAATAATGCAAATTCTGATCCTGGTCAATATTACATGGAAATGGGGTTGTATAGAGGTCCGCAAGACCCAAGTACATCAATAATTTCGTTTGATGGATTTACCAGAGAGCCGTATGCGGTGACTTCAACAGTTACAGTGCCTAATATTGTCGGAATTACTGCAACCGCAGCAAATTCAACGATTACCGGGGCCGGGTTGCTTGTTGGTACTGTAACTAATCAAGGTATAGTCATTTCTCAATTACCGGCAGCAGGAACTGTTGTAAATGCTGGTAGTGCAATTGATTACGTTATGAATATAAGCAATATTACAATAACTAATCAAACATCCACATCAGTACAGATTACATTTACATTTAATGAAGTTTCACAAGCGCAAGTTGAGTATGGGATAACGACCGCTTATGGTTCATTGGGTGGTAAAGAAACATCGTTTAATTATTCAACTCATACACAAACTATAACAGGGCTTGTTTCTAATCAAACTTATCATTTTAGAATACATGGATGGAATCAGGCCGGTATAGAGTCAATATCTAATGATGCAATATTCCTAACAACAGCATCGGCGATACAATGCGTTGTTCCCGCCACATCATCAACAATTAGGAGTGTTAAAACAGATTTCGGGGCGGTAGGTAATGGCACAGTAAATGACACAACAGCAATACAAAATGCGTTTAATAATATTGGAGGAACTGGAGGAACAGTAAGAATACCAGCAGGAACATATTTAGTTAATACAAATGCGCTTAATTTAAAATCTAATATGACTCTTGAAATGGATAGCGGGGCCATTATAAAAGCTGCATCTTATACAAGTTGGTCAACAGCAATCGAGCATTATTCTGTTATACATGCTCAAAGCTGCACTAATTTAAATATTATCGGCGGGCAGATAATGGGCGAGCGTGCTACGCATCCGCCAAAAGTTTTAAATTTTACCGCATCATTTAGCGGAGCTATTATGACGGTAACTGCTATAAATGGGACTCTTGATGTTGGTGTATTAAACAGCAAAATTGTCGGCGCTGGGTTAAATCAATTTACTTGGATAACAAGCGCAAGGGCGGGTACAGGGCCAGGAGGAACAAACCCAAACGGTGGCTTAGGGCAATATAATATTGATACAGTGGGGGGCGGAACAAATGGAACTCTATCTTCACGACCATGCTCACAGTACACTGGGCAGCATGGGCATGGATTAAATATAATAGGCTGTACAAATACCTTTGTTGAGGGATTAATAGCGAAGGATTGTTGGGGTGATGGTATTTATATCGGAGGCGCCAAATGTACAAATATTAAAGTATGCTCAGTCATTTGCGATAATAATAGACGAGTCGCAATTGCGGTAACGTGGGCAAATACGGTATTAATTAAAAATTCACAATTTTTAAACACAAATGGAACCGACCCATGCAGCGGAATTGATATTGAACCTAATCCAGCACCTATTCAATCAACAGTGGAAAATGTTACAATTCAGGGAAGTTTATTTAAAAACAACCCGCATGGCGGCATAGTCTTACATTTGCCGCAAAGAACTGAGGCACCTAATTTGTATATAAGAAATACAATAATAGAAAATAATATTATAGAAAATAATCATCAATTTGCAGGGGTTACAGTACAAACTCCTGGATCACACATTGTAAGAAATAATATTGTAAGAAATAATGTTGGATACGGAATATTGTATGATTTTAATGCAAGTAACGGAAGTATTACCGGAAATACTATTTATGGAAATACATTTCAAGCCATAGCATTTACGCAAGGAACATCAGGAAACGTGACATCTGGTAACGTAACAAATACAGGCGCACCAGTAACAATTTTAGACCTTGGCACTAACCCATAAGAGAAAGATAAAATGGCAATCACAAGACCAGTAAACATCGACACACCTTGGGCTGACCAAGGACTAAAGGCAACCATACCTAACACGTCCCAGATAGGCGTGTCAGATGGGCGAGCGTCATACCCAGACGGATTCCCCCCATTAACGATGACGCAAATAGCGGCCGGTGGCGTGCCGTTTTTTGGGCAAGATATGAATGGCATTTTAAATGCTCTTTCAGCGCACACCGCATTTCAAAATTCAGGCGGCCAATATCGTTTTGATCCTGTTTTAGTGGCTAATATTGGTGGTTATCCAGTTGGAACGGTGCTTCAAGACGATAATGGCATACACTCTTACCGTAATGTTTTAGCAAATAATTCTGTGAATTTTAACACTACACCTGCGGCTATTGGCGTTAGCTGGATGCCTTATTCTGCTTCACAGGCGGCTACAGAAACATTGTCGGGTATTGCTGAACTTGCGACACAAACAGAAGTAAATACTGGAACAGATAATTTAAGAATAGTTACACCTGCTAAATTAAAATCTGGTTCTACATATTTAGCATCAGATCGTGGGTACATAAAATTACCATCATGGATGGGATCATTAATACTTCAATGGGGAATTGAAAATACAGGTGAGGTAGCTACAACGGGGACAATTAATTTTCCTGTAGCTTTTACATCTAATGTTTTTGTGTTATTGGCAACAGAATGGGCAACAGGGCCGCAAGTATTTAATGTTTACACTGGTGTGCCAACTAATACAAATTTCGTATGGTATGGAACAAATACGACAACAGGCGCAGCAGATTTCCTTAGACAATGGAACTGGATAGCGATTGGTGTATAACATGAATGAAATAATTATTGCTTTATATTTTATACCACTTGGTTTTTTAGGCGCGTATGCTCACTATTTTAAAAAAAGACATGGCGATCACACGACTAAACTAAGTCTAAGAAGGTATATTTTTAGCGATTTTAACGCAACTATTATAACTATCGGATCAGTAATATCTGCAGAATTAACATTAGCATCTACTGTATCAATGATAAATTTAAGTTCTATTGTGGCGGCGATATGCGCCGGTTATGCATCTGATTCAGTGTTAAATAAAACAGACAAAATTTAATGCTTAATTTGAGGGATTAGGCGTACAGAAGGACGTAAAATAATGACAGATTACGAAGAAAACAATCACGCAAGGCGGTTCTCAGATCAGCTTGAAAATAGGATTATACGCCTAGAAAGACGAAACGAGGATATAATCAAAGCAATCGAGCATCATGCTACAATGATAGAAAAGTTACTCGCTCATAATACTGAATCAATAATATCTTTTGCATCAATACGTGAAGAAATAAAATCTTTGTGTGAAAAAATAGACTTAGGAATAAAATTTATTTCTTCAACAGCAAAGGTTTTTGTTTTTTTGTTTTCAATCTTTATAGGTGCGGTAGGTTTCTTTTTCGTATTTCAGGATAAAATGTACAATAAAATAGAAAGCACTCACGCCCCGGTTAATAACTTATCTCATGAATATAGGAACAATACGCAATGACACTCAGAGAACAACAGTCAAAATTCGCATTAATGGTAGCAAAGCTAATCATCCATGCCTATGAATTAGGCTATGATGGTGTTACATTTGGCGATGCCTTCAGGGATCCACGATTACACGGTGACTTTGGCGTTAAAAAAGGCTATGGGGCCGCTAATTCATTCCACAAGAAGCGTTTAGCTATTGACCTTAATCTGTTTAAAGATGGTAAGTTTTTATCATCTACAGAAGATCATAGAATTCTTGGTGAGTGGTGGGAGTCGCAAGGCGGAACCTGGGGCGGTCGATTTGGAGACAAAGGACATCCAAACAGAGCAGACGGGAACCATTACTCTTATCTTGAGTAATTATGCTTGGTGGTTATTGATAGGCCATTGCTTTTTTGATATGGGTATCAAGTTATACTCTTTTTTATACTCATAACTCTTTTTACCAATCACAAGGGCAATAAATATAATAGCTGATATTATAAATATTGTTATTCGCATAGTAAAAAAGCCCTATTGCTAGGGCATAGAGTTTAGATGGTTTGGAGGATTGCGCCATCAGTCGCATGAAAGTGGTTAGCCATTATCAGGAATCGAACCTGATACCGGCAGTAACCGCTGCGTCCAAGACGGCTATAGCTAGACCCAGATAGTTCATAAATAGCTGCACAAAAATAAAGACTGTAACGACTCGAACGTTAATTTCGTTGGCCTAAATATATCATATAGAAAACATCAATTAGGAAACCAGCCAGTCTTTATTTTAATGTCCTCTACTCTTACCCGGTAAAGGATTTAGGTGCTCTTTTTGCAAGGTTTTGAGTATTTATTAATCTCTCATCCAAGGACATGAAAAGTGTTGTTTCTTAGTCTTTGGTTGTCTTTCTCGTGCAATCTTCTTTTTATGAAGATATTTTACTTCACGTTCAAAGCAATCATATTGCCCGGCAAAGATTTTGTCAAATGTTGGTTTATTATTCATTATATCCACCATCAAGTTCTTTTATTGCTTGTTGCTCTGCTTCCCAACGATATGCGGCTTTTACAAAGCGATTAAATGGTTTATCTCTATCCATAAACGGATGATCTAAAGCAAGTTCAACAGCAGATGAAAAGCAATCCGCTATTTCATCATCTATCCCTTCTGTAACTGCCTGGTGCAGATAGTTACGAATTATGAAAAATATTTGATCTTTGTCCTCTATTAGTTCTTTTTCTATTTCATCCGCTAAAACTTGAATTTGTTCTTTATGCTTATCAAGTTCTGTTGGTTCTAATGATTCATCGCATTGTGAATCATAAGCATATTGGAAATTGTTTAAAATTTCTTGATGTGATCTCATTGTTCAGGCTCCTGCGTGAATTTCATGTTTATATCACTCAATATAATCTTGTCGATTATACCTATTCCGCATACAAACGATGCAAAAACAGAAAGCAGTATTATAAAAGTACAAAGCCATTCAAGTAAAGTTTTCATTTTCTTAATCATCTTATCGTGTTAATTATTGAGCAAGTGTGCAGAGTTCAAGCATAAATCAGCGTATATCAAAATTTACAGCATCCCTGTATTCAGACGGTATAAACCTGTCACAAGGTGTTTTTTCTTTTACGTCAAAATTTAATGTTTTACCAAGTGAACTTTTGGTGCTGTCAAATTTGCAGTAAAAGTCAACACTAGAACCTATACGCTGTAAACAAGCAACACAATCATTACAGTGATACATTTACTCCTCCGCTCCGATAACAGAAATTAATACTTCTTTTGCAAGTTCAATGCTTGCCATGTTGCAATTATTCCCTGTAGTCCCGTAGTAAGAAGCGCACCGACCAGAAAAATAACGGTTTTCATCCTCGCACTTCCAAAACAAATCTACAGCATGGATGCCAATATTTTCTTGGCTAATAGCTACGATAGATGGTTTTAAATCAAATGCTTTCTGCTGATAGCATATAGCCAGTTTATCCGCTCCCATTCCTTGTAAAGAATCAAGCGGCGGTGTTGCATAGGCTGATTGAATTGCCAGAAATAATGTTATTGTTAATATTATTTTCATTTTTAATTACTCATAAAAAAAGCTACATTCTAAACCCGGTGAAGTGGGCCAGAATTTGCCCCGGATAAAAAATGCAGCTTTGTTTAAATTCTGGTTTGAGACTTCACTCTCAGTTCTTTTTATACGCTTAAGTTGATTGTATGTCAATAAATGATTCACCACCAGGCAATGCGTAGATAAGATTATTGTTCATGTCTAGCAATGGGTATTGATATTCTCCCATAGCTCCAGAGCCTTTTCTGAATTTAGTGCGTGCAAACTTTAGTTTTACTGGCATTAAAAACCCATGAACAGGGTGTTTTTTGTGAAGAATAACTTCGGTTTCTGAGTCATTCTTCTTTACTACAGTACCGCCTTTTATTGTTCCTGGTTCGTCTAACATTTTCTAATCCTATAAAATTAAAGCTAATATTATGCCAGTCAGCGCGAATCCGCACAGAAACAAAGCACATTTAAAGCATACAGCTTCATTCTTGCGGCCCTTTTCGCTCTGCTCGTCCAGATTTAGGATTCGGTAATTTAGGTTTTGATAATAGGTATAATCTGCGCCCATCGGATAAAAGTTTTTATTTTTCATAAAGTTTTTATTTTTCATAAATATTTCACCATGATAAAACCAATTATTGAAACTGCCCATATTGTCGTTATTGCTATTGCAGAACGATACAAAACACAGTCAAGGTATCTTGATAACTGTGTTTCTTCATTTGATTCACGAAGCCAGCGTTTATTGGCTGTGTAATCACGATTTATTAATTTGTCGCCGTAGCGTCTAAAGTTTGCCATGTTATTCACTCCTAAAAAGGTAAAGAATCATCATATTCATAAAAATTATCTTTTGGCGCATAGCCATTCGATTTTTGTTGATGATGTTGAGATTGTGGTTTTTGTTGCTCATTTGTTTGCGCAGAATCAAGCATCTGAAAGCCATTTAAGACGATTTCAGTTTTATAATGGGTAATGCCATCTTTATCCCATTTTCGCGTTACCAACTTGCCTTCAGCGTAGATTTTACTGCCTTTTTTAAGATACTTTTCAGCTATTTCCGCAGTCTTTCCAAAGCATACCAGATTTACCCATTCAGTCTGTTCAATCTTGGCTCCAGATTTGTCTTTGTAGTCGTCGCCAACTGCTATCGCAAATGATGCTACTTGTGTACCATTAGGCATAAAACGTGATTCTGGATCATTGCCTAGGCGGCCTATAAACGAACACGAATTTAAGTCTTTGCTCATTTTAACTCCTTTATATGGTAAATCTGGATGCCATGAGCCATAGGCCCAAAAGCCAATAAATAATTTTTTATCTTAAAAATCATAATAACTCCAATTTTTTATTTATTATTAGCCAGAGCCATCGCCATCGCCAGAGCCAGAGCCAGAGCCATAGCCAGAGCCAGAGCCATCGCCAGAGCCATCGCCAGAGCCATCGCCATAGCCAGAGCCATAGCCAGAGCCATCGCCATCGCCAGAGCCATCGCCAGAGCCATAGCCATAGCCAGAGCCAGAGCCATAGCCAGAGCCATAGCCATAGCCATCGCCATAGCCAGAGCCATCGCCATCGCCATC